GGAAGAACCAGTTACTCCTAATGCGCCCTGAATACCCGTAGATCCTGTTGTACCTTGAATACCTGTAGTACCTTGAAGACCCTGAGAACCTGTAGCTCCTTGTGTACCCGTTTGCCCAGTTGTTCCTTGTAAGCCAGTCTGCCCGGTTGTACCTTGAGAGCCTGTAGTTCCCTGAAGACCTCTTGTCCCTTGTAATCCTTGAGAGCCCGTAGTTCCTTGGCTTCCTGTATTACCTGTTGAACCTGTAGTTCCTTGTGTGCCTTGAGATCCAACAACTCCTACTGAACCTTGGGCTCCTGTTGAGCCTGTAGTTCCTTGAATTCCTATTGTACCCTGCGTGCCTTGACTTCCTGTATTTCCAGTAAAACCTTGAAGACCTATTGTTCCAGTAGAACCTTGAGATCCCGTTGAGCCAGTAGATCCTTGTAATCCTGTATTACCAGTAGAGCCTTGTGCTCCTACGGAACCTGCGAAACCCTGTACACCTGTTGAACCTGTTGTTCCTTGAGATCCTGTTGCTCCTGTAAAGCCCTGGGTACCTTGTATACCTGTAGCTCCTTGTATACCTGTTGTGCCTTGTGGGCCTTGGATACCCTGTATACCCTGGTTACCTTGAGAACCTGTAAAACCTACTGTGCCTTGTCTTCCTTGTACACCTTGAACTCCTTGTATACCATGATCTCCTGTAAATCCTTGGAGACCTCTCGTACCCTGAGTTCCCTGAGTTCCTTGAGTTCCTTGAGAGCCGATTGTGCCTTGGGTGCCCTGAGTTCCTTGAGGGCCAATTGCACCTTGTATTCCTAAAAATCCTTGAATTCCTGTTGTACCTTGAATTCCTTGAGCTGCAAAAGCTCCGTTTAATCCTTGCAGACCTTGCAGACCTTGAGTTCCTTGAGCTCCTTGGGCTCCATCTCCTCCTATTATTCCGTCCGAACCTTTTAGGCCTTGTGTACCCTGTATACCTTGAGCAGCAAAAGCTCCATCTAATCCTTGTGTACCTTGTGGACCCGTAGCCCCTTGAGTACCTATATTACCTTGAATACCCGTATTTCCTTGAGTACCTTGTCTTCCTTGTATACCTTGTGTGCCCTGCGCCCCCGTATTTCCCGTTGTTCCTTGAAGTCCTTGAGTACCTTGAGAGCCTGTTGAGCCTTGAATTCCTGTTGTACCTTGAGTTCCGGTTGTACCCTGTATACCCTGAGAGCCTGTGTTACCTACCGTACCTTGTACACCTTGCGAACCTTGTATACCCGTAGTACCTTGTAAACCCTGTAGTCCTTGGGTACCTGTCTGACCTACTGAACCTTGTATACCTACAAAACCTTGTGTGCCCTGAGAACCTGTAAATCCTATAGTACCCTGTGTTCCAGTAGAACCAGTAGAGCCAGTTGCGCCTGTTGTGCCTTGTGAGCCTTGAATACCTGTTTGCCCAGTTGTACCTTGAGATCCATTTAAACCAGAAGAACCTGTTATTCCTTGGGGTCCAGTTGAGCCTATCGTTCCTTGGCTTCCTGTATTACCTGTTGTTCCTTGTGTTCCTGTAGATCCGATGGCACCCTGTGTACCCGTTTGTCCAGTAGTTCCTTGAGAACCTGTTGTACCTTGAATTCCGTTGGAACCTGCGGTACCTTGGCTTCCTGTTTGACCCGTGGTGCCTTGGGTACCTTGAGTTCCTGTTGTTCCTTGAGAACCGATTGTGCCTTGGATACCTCTTGTTCCTTGTAACCCCTGAGCTCCTGTAGTTCCTTGTAAACCCGTTTGTCCAGTTGTTCCTTGAGTACCTGTATTTCCAGTTGTTCCTTGAGAGCCTGTAGAACCGATAGAACCTTGAGTACCAACTTGACCTGTAGTACCCTGAATTCCAGTTGTACCTTGTGTTCCGTTGGAACCAGCTGTTCCCTGAATACCTTGAGCTCCAATAGAGCCTTGAGTTCCTTGAGTACCTAAACTGCCTTGAATACCTGATGCACCCTGTGTTCCAGTTGTACCCTGTATACCCTGAGCCCCGATTGTACCCTGTAAACCCGTTTGTCCAGTTGTACCTTGAGTACCTGTATTTCCAGTTGTTCCTTGTGTTCCTGTGGATCCGATGGCACCCTGTGTACCAACCTGCCCTGTTGTACCTTGCGTACCCGTAGCTCCTTGTGTTCCGTTAGAACCAGCTGTACCTTGAGTACCTTGTGCTCCAATAGAGCCTTGAGTACCCTGTGTTCCCAATGAACCTTGAATACCAGATGCACCTTGTATTCCGGTAGTACCTTGAATACCCTGCGGACCTGTTGTGCCTTGACTTCCTGTCTGTCCAATCGTTCCTTGGCTTCCTGTATTTCCAGTAGTTCCTTGAGTTCCCGTAGATCCAATCGAACCTTGAGTACCTGTTTGTCCAGTCGTACCCTGAGTTCCTATTGCACCTTGTGTTCCATTAGATCCAGCTGTACCCTGTGTGCCCTGAGAGCCATTTGTTCCTGAAGTGCCTTGACTGCCTGTTGTACCCTGAGTTCCAGTAGCGCCCTGAGTTCCTGTTGAACCTTGAGTTCCTGTTGAACCTTGAGCTCCGGTAGTACCCTGAGCACCAACTGCTCCTTGAAGACCATTAGCGCCCTGTGTTCCAGTTGCACCTTGAATACCCTGTGGACCAATAGGTCCTATAAATCCCTGGAGCCCCGTTGTTCCTTGAGAACCATCTATACCAGAAGTGCCTTGTGTCCCGTTAACTCCTTGAGAACCTGTTACACCTTGAGTACCTTGTGGTCCTGTAGAACCTTGGGTTCCTAAAAATCCCTGAATACCTGTTGTACCTTGAATTCCTTGTGGACCTATCCCACCTTGCAATCCTATTTGGCCAGTTGTACCTTGGCTACCTGTATTTCCTGTTGCTCCTTGTATACCTGTTGAACCTATAGCCCCTTGAGCACCTGTTAGCCCTAATGACCCAGTTGCTCCTTGTACACCGTCTGATCCAGATGCTCCTTGAGGACCTGAAGTTCCTTGAAGTCCGTTTTGACCAGCTGTTCCTTGAAGTCCGTTTTGACCCGCAGAACCTTGTGCTCCATTTAAACCTGAAGCGCCTTGAGTACCTGTGGTTCCTTGTAAGCCTTGTGGCCCAGTTGTTCCTAATATACCCTGTGAACCCGTTTGTCCAGTTGCTCCTTGTATACCTGTTGGTCCCGTTGGTCCGAAGGGACCAGTTGCCCCTTGAGGCCCTGTTGATCCAGTTGCTCCAATAACACCCTGAGACCCTGTAGATCCTGTTGTACCCTGAGACCCTGTAGATCCTGTTGAACCAGTTGTTCCTTGTAATCCTATGTGACCTGTAGCTCCTTGAATACCTGTAGGGCCTGTTGGTCCTGTTAAACCTATACTACCTTGAGGTCCTGTTAAGCCTGTAGGTCCTATAGGTCCTTGTGAGCCTGTAGCTCCTGTTGCACCCGTTGTACCTTGGGCTCCCGCAGGTCCTAATGGACCTGTAGCTCCTACAGAACCTTGAGCTCCTGTAGCACCAGATATGCCGATAGAGCCCTGTGCCCCTTGCGCTCCAGGTGTACCTGCCGTACCTTGTATACCTAAGCTTCCTTGTATTCCAGTAGGACCTTGAATGCCTGTTGGTCCTACTGTACCTTGAGTGCCTTGAGAACCTGTACCTGCATTACCTATATAAGTATTTGAAGTGTCATCCCAAACGTATACGTTACCTGTAGATTGGTCAACATTAAGCACCTTCTGTTCTCCTGGGATAGGAAAGTCAGACATATCCACATAATATCGTGTTTTATCACAACATTCTGGATCTATTAGAATATTCTTGCAGTTAGAAAGTACTCCTGACATTTAATTTAATTCTAAATCTTAGTAGATGTAGATATGTTGTATTGTTCTTATTTACTTAGAGAGGTGGACCTGCGTGATATACTACATTAGAGTATACATCACAACAACCGGGTCTTCCTGATATTTCAACCCTGTAGTATCCTGGGTCTGTTATTGATAATAGCCCTATTGGGCTTGGCTGCGGGTCTAAGTCCACCCAAGACCCTTCCCCATATACTTGCCATCTAACAGTAGCTGCCTCTAAGTTACACTCTGTAAATAACAAAGCATTATTTGTAGGAGATTCTGCTGACTCGGTTAGAACTACACTTGCCCAACAACAACAAGCTAGACTTGCTCCAACTCCTTGAATACCTTGAATTCCTTGGAGTCCAGTTGCACCTGTATAACCCTGAAGACCTTGTGCGCCTGTGGCACCTGTAGCTCCTTGTGCTGCTGCCTCCCCTGATGTACCTTGTGCCCCAACGGGCCCTGTTGCACCTGGAGGGCCTTGAATACCTTGAATACCCTGGGCTGCAAATAATCCGTTTAGACCTTGCAATCCTTGTATACCCTGTGTACCCTGTACAGTGGTAATATCTTGAAGTGCGAAATAAGGTGCTCCATCTGAACCTAAGGTAAGAGCATTACCTTCGTCTTGTGATATTTTATATACGCAGCCACAAGCCCATCTGCTCCATGAAGACCCACCCCATGTCCAAACAGAAGTTGCATTTGCGTGATAGATTACAATCGTATCTCCTTTTTCTTCGTCATATCCTACTGGTAGTTGAGAAACTACATCTGCTGGAAGGTCTGTTGTTAAACACGGACAATCTTCGTCCGCCGGGGAACAATTAGATTCAGAGCAGAAAAAGAATGTTCTTGTATCTATTTCTTCATCGCAGTCTACTGGTTCACCACTTGTAGTTACTCCATCTCCGTTCTTAAGAACTCTCCAACAATACTCGGAAAGAGATAGAGCTGGGTACTGTGCAGACAATGTTACTATCTGTTGAGGAGATAGTGCAGAGTATGGTACTGTTTCGATTGTGTGGTCAAAAATATTTTTGTTGTCGAGTTGTGGGTAAATCGTAAAATCTACGCCGCAGGATTTTGTAAATGTATCTACTCCTACAATACACTCGATATCGTACTTACCTGTAATTGGTAGTGTTGGGTCTATTGGAGTAAATCCTGCTTCTCCTGTATTTTCATCCCAATATTGCTTTACGCCGTTTACGACTGAGGCTTCATCTAATACCCATTTTGTTGTTCCGAAGGTACATGGTGTGTCATTCGCCGCCACGTTTAAACAAAGACAAGATGTGAAGTCATCTATTCCGCCCGCGTCAGGCGCACAGTTTGATTGTGTTGCTGTAAGAGTCTTTGTATTATCGGATAAGTTGGGGTCGTTAAGTGTGCCGTTTGTAGTGTACGTAATTGAGAACGGGCCCTCTGATACATCTGTAACAGTTACCCAAAGCTTCAAAGATGTAGTACTTTTGCCGGGCATAGAAGGAATAGTCCAAGTAAGTGTACCTGAATTGAAAGTTCCTTGTGTTTTTTCTACGTGGTCAAAAGTTAATCCTGCTGGAAGACCCCCCGTAATAACAGTTACTATATTTGTGTCCGTATAAGAAGATAGGTTGGAAACTACAATGTTGTAGTAAAATTTATCTCCGTTTTGATTATATTGCATTTTTATGTATATTTTATTGTTATATAACTGTCAAAACATTTGTTCCGTTTAATGCAGATCCGCCGACTCCTATATCTCCATCTATATCTACACAATTACCTGTACATTTGTCACATATCTTGTTTGTAGGACAAATAACGCTTGCACATAGATTCTTAAGTATTATCGTTGCTGTAGCTGTAGAGGCATATTTTCCACAGGATACTGCATACTCTATAATACCGAAAGTATCGTTAGATTCAGTAGCTGCTGTTGTAAATGTAATCCCTGTTGAATTAATACTTACGTTTGTAAATATGTTAGACGCGGATAGTATAGTATACGTTGGTGTATTTAATCCACAAAGTGAAGTATTTATGCCAGTGTCTGCAAAAGGAATGAGTCCTGTTTCGCCGCAAGGTCCTACAGAATTATCTGCACCTACTAATAAGTGCGGTATCCTAAGGCAATTTCCGTCAGGGCACTTTGGCGTTGGTGGTGTATGTGTGCATACCGTAGGGTAGCAAAGGCAACATGACATGGTTTATATTTTTATTTTTTTAACAATCGCATTTGAGAGCATCTATTAGTTTTTTCGCCATCTTATAATATTCGACAGCTTTTTGGGGTTGGTTGAAAGATGCTGTTACCCGCGCCCCGTCTAAAAGCCTTTGGGCTTCTTTGTGTTTATTTTTGTCGTATTCTTCAGACGCAAAATATTTGTCCAAACAACACTGTAATTTCGGCATAATAGCAACCCACTTCTTGTATGTATTTTGGCAGGAAGTAGTCTGTATTTCGTATATACCGTCTTTTAACGAAGAAAGTGACTTAGATATATCCGTGATACCTAAGCCACTAACCTGTGTTTTGCCAATTAATAAACCATTCTCTGTAGTGTCTAAATTATAAAAACTTATTTCGTAGGTGGAGGGAATAGAATAATTTTCACCTTCCATCCATAGAGAAGAATCTTGATATAATATTTTATCGCAATTAACTTCGTTTATATAAAAGTCGTACTTACCTTTTATACAACTACAAGAGGATTGATTCATAATGAATTATTTGTTTCTTAGTCTGCTAAAACTAGTAAATTACAAGTAGCTGTAAAGCCTCCATCTGTCGATGTAAATGTTATTATCGCAGATCCTGGTGCTACAATTGTAACAACTCCTGAAGAGTTAACTGTAGCTACTCCTGTTGCACTTGAAGACCATGTTCCTGTTTGTAAAGCGCCTGTTGGATTAACTGTAGCTGTAAGTTGGAATGGAGATACTGTTTCTAAAATCGCCGCGGGAGGACATCCTGTAAGAGTTACTCCTGTTGCTGAAACAAATGCGTTGTTGCAGAAGTTTTTAATCTCTGTTCTTGCGTCTTCTACTGAATCTATTGTTATTTCTCCGTCCACAATATATAATGCATAATATCCATCTATATCTCCTGATTCAGAGTTGAAATTTGGTAGAGCAATAAAACCTTCTTTACAATTTATTCCGCAGCCGCATTTTGTATCGTTGGCAAGTGCATCTTGGAGAGTGGTAAACTGCTTACCTTTTCCATCATGGACTACGCCGCCTTTGATTAATGTTTTGCTAGCCATTTTTATTTTTGTTTATTTTGTTTTCTATCTTAAAAATGGGAGCCAGCCCGCGCTGACCCCCGTGAAAGACAAGTTGTTGATGGGAAGAAGAAAGGTTGTTACACCTTCACTTTATCTTTTATTTTTAGTCTATTGCATTTCCGTTACAACCGTATGCTGTAAGAAGTTTACATGAACCGCCGCTAAGAGAAGCAAGCTTAATGGCTAGATCTTCTACTGCTGTTGTTGTTACTGTATCTCCTTGTGGTACGAATACTTTTGTTTTTATTGGACGATTAACGAACTCATTTACCGCCCCGAATTCACGCTGGAATCTTCCGTCGAATTCGTACAAGCAGTAAGACTTCTCACACTTAGCAGTAACCGCCTTTCTGATTCTTGCATCAGGACCTGGAAGACCTAAGCCGTCAGGACGTGGGTTGTTACCGTTAGAGTAATCGTATCCTGAGTAACCTGCTGCTTGTCTGTATTCCTCTAGCTGTACTTCCGAACCGAATCCTGAAGGAACTCGACCTTCCTGAAGTGTAGCAAACTTAGTATACTTAGCAATATCAGTACCGCTGTTTACTTCGATTGTAATGCTTCTACCTGTAAATGCAGGTGTATGCTTCATAAAGCAGTCACACTCCAAAGTATCCTGATCTGCAATGATTGCAAGACCGCAAGTTCTATTGTCTGGAGTTGTAGTTGAATCACACTGCTCACAAACACCTTTTACTGTAAATTCAGTGTAAGGGTTAACTGCATCTTCACAAGGAATAAGACCGTCAATTGCAAATGTATCGTCGCAAGTTACAACGTGAAGTTGTGCGCCACAGCAATTACCGATACCTCTTGTAACAATTGCCCAACCTGCATGCTTACCAAGTTCTTCGTGAATTTTGTTCTCGATTTGCTGTGCAGCATACTCAAGCTGAGTTACAAGAGTATAATAATCTTCTACTCCGTCGAAAACTGTAACTCCTTCGAAGTTATACTCAACTCCACCTACTGTAAATGTAGTAAGGGAGCCTATTTTGAAGCAGTCTTTGCAAGTTGTGCTTTCTGGTACAATACAATAAGAGTTCCAGTTTGAGTGTAGTTTCACCGCGCGGAAAGGTCTTTTTACTGTATCTCCCATATAGTCTGGGTAAAGACTGTCGCCAATCTTGTATGTCTGCTCGCCGTTAAGTTGGTCTACAAGACCGCAGATGTATTCGTCGCAAGAAACTGTCTTTTCGCAGTCGCCGCAAGTTGCACAGTCAGGAGTGTAAGATGCAACAAATTCTGCATCGTCCAAGTGCCAAGGTGCAAATGATCGGGTAGCTGCGTCTGATACTTTCACTTTAACAGTAAGAGAATCGCAAGACAAACAACCTGGATAAATAGCTTTAATTTCTGGCATACCACACTGAGGTGCGGCTGCATTGAATCCTGTAACAGCACAAGCTTCTGCATGGTCAGGTCCGAACTGTCGGATACCCTCAACGATGCCATCGCCATTTCCGTCGTAACCTACACCGATGTGAAGGAAAGGAAGGTCAGCTGCTATAATAGTAGCAGGAGTTTTTGTAAGTGGAATAGTTCCATCTTTTTTATCAACCCAAGCGACAAGTCCCTTTGGAGGAACATTGTATACAAGGCTAGCCCTGTAGTCGCTTTTTTTGATAACAGTGTAAAGTGGTGTACCATTGGTAACAAATCCCAAGTTACCGTCAGTTACAAGCACTTTCTGAACGTAAGGTACATTGCTGCTCATTTGTTTTATTTAATTTAAGTTAAGTTTTCTAATGCTAAAATTTTTCCTAATTGTGTTTGGTATCCTTCTGCGTCTCTTATATCTCTATGTGCCATTAATACAGCTACATCTACTACTTTCCGCGCCAAATATGTAGAATCTACATCGAAAGGTGAATCTAATATTACTGCGCTTCCATCGTAATTGTAGTATTCTGAAATTGAACACTTGATAAGAGAGGGGGCTTCGATGCGAGAAATCTTTCTGTAGTAATCTACAAACATCTCACATATTTCCATCTCTCCGTCTGTATAAAGATAGAGACCATCTCCCGCCTCGTCTATTGGTAGTTGCCTCCAAGAGAAGTTGGCTTTGCGATAAGGATTCTGTCTGTTTTGGTGTAAATCGTCAGATTGTGTTATTCTTGGCACAATCATCTTGCATTCCGTACATCCTTTGTTCGTGCACTTGGCTGTTACATAATGTCCCAATCTCGTGTGCAGGTCAGCCGGGTACTTTGCAAATACGATGTTACTATCTAATTGCTGTAGTTGGAGCTTTACGTTTTTCTTTTCCAACTGCCGCAAGTTATTTCTATATTTAGAATCTACTTCAGCTAATTTGACGTTGTTCTCAAAAACTACTTGCCACGCCTCGTTTAAAATATTGATAGCATCGACAACCTGATAGGACTGACCTTGGAATGTGTTTAAGCTGTTTAGCTTTCTTTCGAAATCACCTACTAATTGTCGGGCCGATACTGGCATTGCTATTATTTTTTAAATAAGTCGTCTGTGGAAGTAAGATAATTTTCTAACTCGTTTCTAGCCTCTACATTCTTCATATTGAGATAATAGTCGTGAAGTTGCTTTTCTGTTCGAACAGAACCTCCTTCTATTGGATCTCCGTTGAAAGTGTAACCGTTTGATCTTGCTACAATTCCGCCGCGGTCTCTTGCAGTCTGAACTTTAGTTAAAATATTTAACTTGTCGTTGTGCATTTCCGCAAGCTCGATAAACCTGTCTTGATAACTAACCTCTGCACCGTACTTGAAAACCTTGTTTAGATTATTTACTGCGTTGTTAAGTAGTAGGTTGAATAAGATTTCGCTATCTTTTTCGTCAGGTCTATATCCTGGTAATTGCATAAGATAAGAGATACAGTTCATCTTTTCTAAGCCCATCTTGTCTAATAAGACGTTTGCTTTTACTTGTTTTTTGCCGCCTCTGTTTTGTGCCTCTATCTCCGCCCGTGGGGAGACAAGCTCTAAACTTGATTCTGCTAAAACATATGGGCTTTGCTCTGATCCACTCTTAACAAAGGAATTACCCCTGTGTACGCGGATAAGAAGCTCATCTAAAGGATTTTTTGAATTTAGGGAAGTAGATCCCTCATCCATTATTCTGCTGTTCCACAAAGTCTTGTGTCCCCAAAAAGAATCGTGGCGGTTAGATAAAGAATCCTCACTGATTTCAATTAGCCTTCCGTCTTCGTCCCGGAGTTTTAGCCTTGATTGAATTCTTCTAAGGTCTTCTATCTCTCCATCAAACGCCCACTGATCTTTTAAGGTATCCCATGTTGGAGCAACATTCCTCTTAGAGCCTAAAAGTGTATTGCCTTTATATACTCCATCTAATTCGCCGTCCTCATCCATATTGTTTGAGTTTAGCTTGTAGAGATTTGGAGATACTTTTAACTGTTCTAGTTTGTTAATTTTCTTTAAAATTACAATTTCTTCTGCCATCTTTTTGTTATTTAATAATTTAACTTGCTTGTCTTCTTCTAAAAAAGAGCGGGGAGTTTTCTATTTTCCAACCCCCCGTTCTGTGTTTTCATAGTTATTAGTCTACCGCAGGGATGAATCTCAAAATCTTCTGAGTATTCTGAACCGCAAGTCCGAACTGCTCGGAGTGGGAGACTTTATATGTATAACCTAAAGATGGATTACCAACCTTAAATACTGGGTTGTCGATTCCTACGTGTCCGTAAGGAGACCATCTTCCTGGCTCGATATTTCTATCAAATGTTGCATTTCTTGTTAACAACTGTACGTTAGGCTTGCCCGCACCGTAGTCCATTGCGATAAACTCGAATGACTTAACAGTGTAGTGAGAACCTGGCATAGTCTTGTAGTTAACAATCTTGTCGTCAAGTACAGGCCAGTGAGCAATAGCAACAGAACCGAATGTATCTGGCAACTTGTACTCAGTGAATGAGTAGTTGTTAAGAGCATAAGCTTCTTTGTTAGGATCAATTCTATTTGACTTAGTCAAGATAAAGTCGATTCCTGTACCAGTAACAGTTCCGTTAAACTTCTCCATTACCCATCTGTTGAACAACTGATAACCAGCTTCACCAGTGTAAAGAACAAGTTTTCTTCTGTTGATTGGAACTTTGTCATACCAGAATGAAGAGATGATTTCTACAATCTGGTCGATTGAGTTAACCCAAGGGTTGTACTTGTAAACATTACCTTCTTCAAGAAATGCAAATAGACCCGGAGAAGTGTGAATTGGCTTACCACTTGTTCTGTCTATGTGATGTGTAGACATAGAACCCCAGGTAAGATACATTTCTTTTTCTCTCTTGATTTCTGAGTCGAATACCATTTCCAATACGTTGGTGATATTCTGATCCAAAATTTTGTCGTTAACGTCGCACCTGGATACTCTCAAGTTACCCTGACGAAGGTGAGTTTCTCTATCTACAGAGTACTCCTTCTTCATAGTAGTAAGAGGAACTTGGAATTCCAAATATGAATAACCGAAACCTGCATTGAATGAACCTGCTGTGTCAGGAGCAAGTGCAGAAGTTACACCACCAAGAATCTTAGTCCAATACTTACCGGATGCGAAATACTCAGCAGGAAGGAATGCATCTGCTTCCAAGGTTACAGCCTCGTACTCGTAACCTCCAGGCACCTGTCTTGGGAAAGACTGGAGGAGTATTTGAGCCCTAAGGTTCTCTACAGGGGCGATGATTTCTTGTGGCTTATACCAATCTGTATCAAGTTGAATTTTGAATGTTACGCCGCCCGCGCCAATCATTGTGTTTTGTCCGTTCGGGTTACCTACAGAGAATGTTCTTCTGTCTGGCTTACCGAATACTTTCCATCTTGCAAAGTTACTGTCGATATTCTTTGTACCGCCGTTACCTACAAGCCAGTCGTAAAATGGAGAGCTACCGTGAACAGAACCTTCTGACAAAGACATAGAGTCGTAGAACTCATTCTTTGCAAGTACAGTAATATCATCGTAGTCCATAATTTTGTCTCCTTTCAAAATAAGGAGGTCTTCGTAGCGGAAATCGCCTTTGAAGAACTTTTCCTTCGTAAAGTATTGTCTGTCGATTATATACTTCGAAGGGAATGCATAGTTGTTTAATGCTGCCATTTTTTGATTCCTTTCTTTTTTGTTTTTAAATTTACTCTATCTTTTTCCGCCCCGATTCACCTAATCTCAGAGCGGAGCGATTATCTTTTTACTTTTCCGCCGCAGGCGTATGTTTTAACTTTTGATCCGTTTACCATTTTAATAATGGGAGAGCAAGATTTTACTTTGGTATTCTTTGCCATGATTACATGCCTTTTTTCATCTTGGAAGTCTTACCGCCGTACATCATCTTTGCAGGCTTCTTCATTTTGGTTTTTCCGCCGTACATCATGCCAGTAACTGCTTCTGCTTTCATACCAGATTTAGGACCTGCCTTTGTAACTTTAACGGATTTTTTAGCCATTTTCATTTTGTATAAGTTTTTTTAGTTTTTAAATTGATATTACTTTTGCGTTTTTAGATATTTCATAAGTGCGACCGTCCGCACCTCGCTTTGTTGTTTGTTTTTGTTGTCTTACATTTCCGCCACTTTTAACAATCCTTGTTCTTAAGTTTTGGAATAAGTCGTCTTCAGCTTTAGATACAGCCTCCTGAGATATAATCTTTCTATCCATATCCCTGAAAGTAAGAAGCTTAAATGCTAAAAGTTGCATCTCGAAATCGTTTTGGAAATCGTTGATGAACTTGTCGAACTTACTTACTCTATAAGGTTGGCCGTTTACTTCTACTACTTCATCTTGTATGTATAGGCCTTTTCTAAAGTCTTCTAATTGGGCTTGATTCATTTTCTCCCCCGCGATTTGACCTGTAGTTTCTATAGATGCTAAAAGATCTCTGTTTCTCTTTTGAACTTCAAGCATTTGTCTTTCTCTCTGTAAAGCAAACTCTCTGTTTTGGCTTTCGAACTCTTTATACTTATTTCCAAAGAACTCTGTTGCTCTGCTGAAATCCGTTTGAAATTTATCGTCGTTCAAATCCAAGTCAGACATTCTGTCGTCAATCTCGTCTTCCATTAAGCCTCTTGACCTGTGGAATTCTCTGATTACAGTTTCCTGAAGATTCCTGTCTACCTCTTCTTCGTTGGACAAATTAGCGAAAGCTCTGTACCTGTTTTGCTCTAATAGAAATTCAGGAGAGTACCCGTTCTGTATTGCCATTGCATACTGTAAGTTCTCTTCTGTTATTCCTCTTGCTTCTAAGGCAAGTGCTATCTTGTTTTCTTCTTCTATCCTTATCCTATCCGCATGAGCTTGTTCGTATAGATACAGAACTTCTTCATCGGTAATGTCTTCTCTTAATTCTCCTTCAGGTATTATACCTTTTTCCTTTAATGCATTTGCGAGGAAGAACGTTACGTTTATGTCATCTTCCTCTATCTCTTCCCCGCCGTCTTGAATTTCTGGTTCAGATTCGTTTACAGTATCGTTACTGTCAAAATCATCGTCTGAGTTATCCCGAAAATCTTGCGAGTCTTCCTCCATACCCTCGTAGGGAAAGTCTGGTGTTTCCTCTTGAATTTCTACGTCCGCCCAAGGGTTGTAATTGTCTACTCCTTCAATATCCATCTTGTCTGTTTTTAAATAATTTAATGTTTTTTAACAGCAGACTCTGACGGCGTATAAAAATACTTTGCAAATATACGACACAAAATCTACTACTTCTTGTTTTTTATATGATAAAAATTTTAATTTGAATACATGTATCCGTTATTTTGATCCGAGTTTTTGCCTTTCAAGCTCCATTTTGTCTTCATGAATCTTAAGTTGAAGCTGTCTATCTAATTCTGCCTTCTCAAAACTATCATTTAGCTTATTATTATTGACATCGTTTGCCATTTGGAATGACCTTGATTGTATATCCGCGCGGGCAAGAGATGCTTGCATGGATTCTCTTTGCTTCTGTAACTGGAATTGGTACTCCTGTTGCTTGAGCTGAAGTTCAAGTTGTGCCTTCTGTTGTTCCATCGCCGCCTGAAATTCTTGAGCCTGTGACTGCTGATCTTGTATTCTCTTAGTTCCCTTCTTAATGATATTCATAATATCGGAAGTAGAGTTTGCAAGGAGAAGCTCGATAGATGCTTCGGGGCCGAAAGAGTTCTGAATAAGAGCTTGAACGTTTGCTTTGATAAGCTCTATTTGTCTTAGAGTTCTTCCTGAGTTGTCGAAAGACACCCCGATTTCGGTGTACCAAAAAGCAAGACCTGCCTCAAGTTCTGCGTAAGAAGATGGAGATAAAATATTTCTTATCTTCTCCGGGTGCTCTTTGTAGAATAATCTTGCCTTGTTTACTAAAGCAGCTACTGCCTTTTCTACAATCTGTCTGTGCATGTCGTAGAATGGCTCTATCTGTATTGAAGATGCTGCCTGCTGGGATCCTATGTTTCCGTTTGTTGCATACTGTCCTACTTGACCGAGTGTTGCTTCGTTGGATAACATAGCCCTGTAAAGGTTCTGTCTTATATTTTCGAGTAGTTGTATCCGCGCCGCAATTTCAGGCATCTTGGAAGCATCTACACTCTTGATAAGATTTGGATCTAACGAGTTGATACCTTTTTGATTTGTATCAGCAAGTACAATACCAAAGTCTTTTATGTTTGTCATAAACTCCTGCCAGGTCTGCTCTTGTGGCTTTAAACCTTTTAGGAATATAAATATCCTACCTATGTTCGTACCTAAGTCATGCTTTAATGCATGCATCTCAATATCGTATTCCTGCTGATAAGGCTTACCTAAATCTATAAGAGATACGTTCTTAGACATACCTCTGTGAGTATTGTAAGCCCTACCGTAGATAGGAAGCTCTACTTTGTAATTTGTGAGTGATCGGAACTGATATTGAACAGGTTCTACTTTTACATAGATGTTATTCTTTGTTCCTAATTTTACCACCCGCCAAACTTCGTCTACCCAAAATTCTACAACTTCTAAGTCATCTTCCACGGGTTTATAGTTCTCACCTAAAATAAAGGTCTTTACTTGGCCGTCCTCGAATCTTTTTACTTTCTTGAGCATCATCTTGTCTCGGAAGTAGATCGTGCATTCTCGCACGCCAAAATCGCTCATACGGGATCCTGGGCCGTACTGCTGAAGTATTCTACTATAGATGTTAGTCAAATTAGAAGAGCCCTCCATTGTTTTGTAATTCTTGGAACCTTCTACATTTCTAACCCAATAAGAACCATTCTCAGCAAGTTCGTACATCACTCTTCTTGTTTGATAAGAAGTAGGATCGTCTGCAAATACTCCGTTCTTTTTACCTGATCCCCAAACAGGTTCTACAAATTCGTAAAGCTCTTGCCAATCCTTTTCTGATAAGTATTCAGCATATTTCTGAGTAGCCTCTTCTACTGAAAGCCATCGCTCGATTTTTGCCCACGACATGTCTTGCACCCATTCGGTTTCAGCAGAACCGCCGTAAGTAACACTCGAAGGAAGTAAGCACTCAAAAGCCAAATCATCATTATGGGTATCGACCAAGTAGTACTCTTCTCCAGTACAAATAGCATGTTTAGCACCCTCGTCTTGTTTTACTTTTATTTCTAATTGGTCTATTAAATAGTCCGTAAGTTCTTGCGCTTGCTTGGCTACAGGAGTTCTGTAGTCGTTTTCCATATACTCGTATATCTCCTGAGGATTCATTGCTTTTACTTGAAGGTCTACTTGACCTTGTAGTTGCTGCATCTCTTCTGGGGATAGTCCTTGTGTTTGTTCTGGTGGGATTATTTGCGCTATCTTATCCTGTATCATTTTCTCCGCCGGGGCAATGAAGTTCAGCTGAATATACTGATCAACTAACTTCCTGTACTCCCTTTGCTCGAATGATTCTTTTAAAGGTGTTTGGTCTTTAACAGACATTACAAAAGGCATACTGATAAGTTCCCCAAGCTTCGCTTTGGCTACCTGCGATATTAGGGGATAATGTGTTATTGCCTTGTTGTTCAACTTTATCTCCTCCCCGAGGATAGTGTAGCACGTATCGTCATCATATAAAGAAACATCTAACCTACCGTTGAAAAGGTCATAGTTTATCTTGTGCTTCTCGATACGAGAGTCATCCCTATATGCTGATAAATATCCGAAGTCTATCGCCTCGGCAATATCTATTTGTCTCTGAAAATTGTTTTTCTCTTTGTTGTATCTCTTTTCTCTGACTTTTACGTCCGATAAAGGAACTGTACTATTTACCATAAATTGTAGTTTACACGGTCTCTAAAAACTTTGAACGCTTTTTAATTCCGTAATCAATTTGTGAATATTTAGAATATTTGCTCTTGTTTATATCCTCGAAATCATCTACAATTTCTATACTCTCGTCGCTTATTTCTAATAATAGAGGCATTAAAAGCATGGCAGATGACATGTGGTCGAATTCTGTTTTTCTTTCCATTTTAAAGTTTATTGCTTCATCTAATAATCTTAGGGAGTACATAGATTGAAATCTAAACTTTATTGGTGTACCATCTTCATCTTCCATTATTGGGTCTCTTAACCATTCCCCCAACTTTGTTATATTCCATTTGTTTATTGCATCATCTGTTCTTATACCTTTCCGCCCCGAATATTTTACAGGCTGTCTTCTTACTTCTGTAAGTACTCTCGTAGGCTCGTTTAACAAAAGATGATAATATCCTTTTGACTCACACCACTCTGAAAAACCAGGAACGTTTCTTTCTACAAGTATCTTAGCATTGTAGTATAAAGCTGCTCTGATTATTTCTTCGTAGTTCTGTTCTAGTTTTGGTTTACGTCCGATAAACTCTGCGATAAATGTTTCTTGTAAAGATTTATTTCCGCCCGTGAATCTATGTTTGTAAACTAACGCTGAGTGTAATGAAGTACCTTCACCTCCTTGCGCCGCGGGGTCATATAAGATATAGTATAAATTATCAGGTCTATTTTCCATCACATCCTCATACATAATCCAAGCCCCTTCCCGGTTATGTAATTCTTTATCTTTCCCCCAATCGTTAATTGGATACATTTTCTGTTCTACATCCCGCCGCCAGGAAACTTTCGCTACAGCTGTAGGGTCCCACCTAAAAGTACCAATAGAAGAACGATGCTTCCAAATATCAGTCATCATAAGTACTCCTCTATGCTCTGTCATTTCGATAACAGGAAGAACACTCTTGCTTGACGGACGAAGCATTTCCCTTGGATAAAGAGGGTTGAATGCAACAAATTCCCAAAATGAAGTAGAATCCGAATTTTCAAATTCTCTTTCACGTTGATCTATTACATCCCCTAATGCCTGCTCGTATATTGTATTTCCGTTCTCATCCTTAAATTCTTCTGATTGTAAACATGCAGATAAAAATAAACCTGTACTACCTGCCCTGTTTTTGTCGAAGTAATTAGGAAGTGCATATATTTCAAAACCATCAGGAGACTCAAACATTTCTTTGGAATCCTGAATTGCTTCCATATCACCCCCGGTACCCAAATATATGGCTTTACCTATCTTCTTCTTACCTACTCGAAGGGAGTTTCTAAATGCACTTCTTACTCTCTTGACATAAGATAAAAACCCCACCTCTTCTATGATAATCATTGCCATCCTATCTCCCGCAAGAGATGTAATTGCATCAGGGGTAATTACAGAAAGTTGCATTACGTTTCCTGATATTGCAATTGTATTATCTGTGTTAGGTACTTTGTGTTCTACTTTTGTTCCTACATCCCATGTACCTACTATTGACTTGTATAGGAAGCCAAATACTTTATCTTCTTTTCCTTTATCGTCCACGCCGTAAGTATAGTTACCAGGCATAGAGTTGTAGAACCTTTTTACTATTGACATGGATCTTTCTAATTGATCCTTTCTTACTGAACCCGCCGCGAATAACTTTTGTGTTGAACCATCTTTAATAAAATCCTGCACACTCTTTGCACCGTTAGTTAACCACTCGTGCATGAAATTACCCCCAAATGTAAAAAACGAATTGTGAGTAACAATAAAATCTTTTGTAATATATGTACGATCTTCATTATCAACTGCTATACAAACACCATCGTGATTATCTATCTTCTCTATACCTATAATACCAACTCTTTCAAATCTACCTGCACCAACTTTGCCTTTAGGTTTTTGAGATGTATGTAAACTATGTTTTCTTTCTAGATTAAAAATTTTTTGGGTAGTCTTTAAGCTAACTTTATAACATATCTTTTTTTCAACTCCATAAAGCTTTGCTTGTTTTTTAAAAATAGTTGTGTATATTCCTAAAGATCTCGATAGTTCTACAAAATCGTCAACAACATTTTTATTTGAGTTGGAAAACACTGCATGCCTAGAACTTGCTGTACCATCTGAATCCATTAGACCTCTCAAAAGTTCAAGTCTTTGTTCTATGCTCGATTCTAAATAAATTCTCGGTATGTGTTTATTATTTAACAGATTTAATTCTATAAACTTATCTAATAAAGTTCTATCTTCTCTCTTGCAAAATCTACCTTTTGTTATATGATAAGATGATGCTTTATTATCTGGTTTAGTAGAGACTGTAACTTTATGTTTCCACTCTTCTGCTATTTTGTAACAGTAATCCCTAATCTCTTCGTCCTCAGTTGTAATTTCTGGTCTATGAGAATGGCCATCTCCAATCCACAAACCTAAAAAATATGGGTCTATTGGCAAATCTTTTTCAGAGTATTCGATAGGACTATTTAATGGTAAAAAATATTTAGACTCTATAATTCTTTTTATTTCACCATGTCTTTTTTTATATTTTGAATCTATCCTATCGTATACAGGATTTTCAAAAATATCTTTTGTAGATAGTACAGAATAGTGGTTCTTCTCTCCTTTCCTATTTAAGTTTTTATCCCATACTTTCCAAAGGTGGTCTTCACAAGAATCTATTTCTCTACCGTCCCTCAACTTTATTTTATACATGTTGAGGTTTTTTTGTATACCTGTTGTTTGAGTTACATTACAAAGTTTTCCATCTGATCCGTATACTCTATCTCCTACTTTAATATTCTTTATCTTTTCCCACCCATATTGTGTTAAAACAAGTTCATCTGGTTTTAGAGCTTTGGCCGCCGCGCGGCATGCCAGAATCATCTCGTCACTTTTGTTATTTTCGTACAAAGCACTGCCTAATGGCTTGTCTGCTTTATGCGTAATAAGATAGTGTTCTGTTAAGTATTCCCACGCAGGGATAAACTTCTTATATGTTCCGTCTTCTCTTAATATTGCAGTTGAAGAATCTAATATCTTTTTTTCAAATTCCTTTATCTCATCAGGATTCTTATCTCCTTGTTCTTTCTGTCTTTGTATTTTCTCTATCTTTCCCACTAGTTCGTGGCATGTATATTCTTCATCTAATTCAAAGCCTGAGAATCCTTCTGCACATAAGTCGTAGTATGACATTATCCACTCGTTGTCTCTAAGCCGCGGCGGAATCTTCTTTCTATCTTCGTCAACTATAATCATATAATTGATATAGAAGTCTAATTTCGGCGGCATAAAAACCCAAGTATCTACATCATATATCCACCTGCCTTCTAAATAATTCTTTAATCTTTCGCCCCAGTAAAGTTCATACTCAAAAGATTCAGGAGATATATTTATAGGATGATTCCTGTCGTAGAATAATTCTCTGTTCTGTATTTTATACGGAAAAAGATCTACAGCAAAATCACCGTTAGATGCTTCTATTATCCTATTAACACTCCCATCTTGATTAAATTTTGTCCTTGCTTTCATACTTCTACTTTAGTGGACATTTTTTCCGCCGGGGAAAGTCGGTAACCACCTTTGTATCTTTTTTCTCTAATCTCGTCTTTCACGAGGGACTCACAGTCCTTATACTTTTTGTAATACTCGTCTGCTATTTTATAAATACTGGATTTAACTTGTGCTTCTTCTTCGTCTTCCCAGGATAATCTTCTTAAATAGTTTTGAAATCCTACAACATCTTCTTCAAATAACTCTAATGCTTTTTGTACTTTTGTTTTACATTTTTCCTTATATGCATCTATTATTTCTTTATATTCGCCCCAAACAAATTCGGGTTTCTTTAGGAAGTCC